AAACCGCCTCAGCAGCAGTCACCTCCAACAGCACCGGCGGCGGCTACCTCAGCCTTTCAAAACTCCCCGATGGTGGCTCCGTCCGCTTCGCCCTACTCACTGACGAACCTCTGGAGTTCTACGAGTCCTGGGGTGCTGCCAACGGCGTTAACAAGCCCTTCCGCTTTGATTTCGAGCCCACCTATGAGGACGTGGTTGCCGAAATGGGCGACTTCGAGCCCCGCGAAGGCCGCGGCGGCCCTGGAACAGCAGACGTGAAGTTCGCTATCGCCTGCCCGGTGTACAACTACGAGTCCGGCAAGGTCCAAGTCCTGCAGATCACCCAAAAGTCGATCCTCAAGGAAATCGACCAGATCTCCCAGATGGAGGACTACGCCGAACTGCTGGAGTGGGACTTCACCATCGGCAAAAAGGGCAGCGGCCTCACCACCGAGTACACCGTCCGCCCCGTCCCCCGCAAAAAGGGCAGCCAAGAGCACATTGACGCCGCCTGGATCGAGGCCAAATCCGAAGGCTTCGACATCACCCGCCTGCTGGCTGGCGGTAATCCCTTCAAGGCGGCTTGAGATGGATAACGAAGGATTATGGGATATAGCTGCTGCTATCCGCAGCAAAAACATCCCTGACGTCGATTTAGTATCCACTCAAGATGCGCTCTGGCGTATAGCCGGTCTTCTTGAAGACGCACATAAAATTATCCCAATGCTTGACGGTATAGAAGGTCGCCTATGCGAAATTCGGGATGAACTTAATACTTTGTCCGCCATTCAAGAATCACAAGGTTAAAAAACACCGGCCCTGCCATTGCGCGGGGCCTTTTTAGTGGTATTATCAGTTTGGGAAAAACTATTCAAATGGCCTCCAATACGCAAGACACACTGGCATCACTGCGTAAATGGAGGCTGGAACAAGACAATTCCGGCCCCTTCCGGGTCTACCGGGACATTAACGGCAACATCTACCATAGTGTTACACACATCCTAAAGGAAACAAGCGACAAAACCGGACTGGAACGCTGGGAAGCTCGCTTGGGACCTACAGAGGCAAGCTGCCAGCGCAACATCGCCGCAACACGCGGCAACATGGCCCATTCACAAGCGGAATACCTCCTCAAGACAGCCCAACAGCTGGCGCGTTCCACCGCCAACAAGCGCAACAGCATCCGCTGGGACGACAACGGCTTGGCCCGCATCCCAGTTCCCATCACCCAGTGGGCACTCAAACGAGTCCGCCCAAATGTTCCCCGAGTTGGCTGGAGCGCAGCAGGCTACGCCAGGGGATTGTCTGACTGGATCGCCGAGAACGTCACCGAAATTTTCGCCAGCGAATTTTCCATTCACCACCCAGCCGGCTTTGCTGGAACAGCAGACGCCCTACTGGGATTCAAAAATAATTCTCTTGTAGTAGCCGACTGGAAAACGAGCGTTAGCAGAAAGACAAAAACCGACGATGAAGGACTGGAACGATTACCTCCGGGCCATTCATACATTGATCAGTGCGGTGCCTACAGCCTCGGACTCAAACACTTGACCGGGCTAACTCCAACTGGAGCTGTGATTGTCTTGGCACGCCGCTGTGGTGCTCCAAACATTCACTGGATGACCCCAGAAGAACTAAAGCAGGCGGAGGAATCTTTCCTGGAGCGCTGCCACCGTTACTTTGACGCACTACAAAACGCCATTCATACTGCCTAAAACTCCATTCATAATCGCCATTCATGTATTGTTTCGGCCATTCATAATGCCAATACCTGGTATTTATTGGCGATCCTGCTAATACATCCTTCCATGGTGGGAGGTCTGCTGGAGCGTGGCTGGTATTTCCGCCTACGGCTGTCTCGTGGTGTGTCTCATGAGTCTCACTGAGAATGAGACTGATAATCATTCTCAAGCCAAGGCACAAAAAAGGCTCCCGTGGTGGGAGCCGGATTGGAGCGCTAGTGGATCGTGACGGTAGCGGTTCCGTTGATTGGAACTCCCAACCTGTAGGCAGCCCCGGCAGAAAGATCAACGGATCCGCACTCGCAACGGTCTGTGATTGGAACCGTTAGCACTCTGCCGCGGTGCTCAACACGCAAGCGGGTGCCGCATGGCAAAAAGGGATGCGCCGCGCTGATTCCCCAGTGTTGGTACGTTTGCCCACAAGCGGTTTGTCGTCCGTGGTAGTAGGGGTGATATACCGTGGCCGTAACTTGCCTGGCGTCTACTGGCGCATGGATGGCCGCCAGCAACCACAAAAGGGTAAGCCGCTTCATGCTGCCCCCTTGCGTGAGGGTTGGCGCTTGCCCGCATCAATACGCGTCTTGCGTGGCGCACCTTTACTGGCACGGGTCCTAGTGGCTGGCGCCTTAGGCGGTTCCGGTGTGCGCGGAAAAATTCCCGTAGCTTGTGGAAAAAGTTCTGCGGGTATGTCGGCTCCACCAGTAAGGCGCTGGCAGTCTCGCCAATAAGGCACCAGCTCCCGCCAGAGCTGGAGGGGGCCCTCCTTGCCGTGGGCTGATTGGAGCGCCAGCAGATCGGCCCAATCCGAAGCTTCAATGGTGGAGCGCTCTACCGCCCATCGCAGGTCGCGTAAGTGGCGCTTTTCTAGGCGCAACTGTTCGCGTTCAGCCTCCCGGGCATCTGCGCGGTCTCTTTGACTGGTGAACATAGGCTCGGTGTGCCGTACCCTGCGACATTAGCGCAGCGGTCAACCCTTGCCAGCTGGCTCTGATGTAGTATTGTGGGCGAGCACACCAAGGCATACCCTGCCATGCAAACCACCACACCCAAAGCCAGCCCCGCGCTGTTGGATCGCATCGGACGGCTGGAGATTTGCTCCGGTCACTGGGTTCTGATCCGAGACGGCGAACCCGAGACGGATTGTTCCCACCAGTGGCACCACACACCGGAGCGCCACCTAGAAACCTGCCTAGCTGAGCGCTGGCGCTATGTCTCCCTTGGCTTTGTTCCTTCCTATTGCGGCTGGAGTGACTACGCGAGCACCGGGCTAGTGGGCAAGGCTAATTTCAACGTCTTGACCGATCCCGCCAGCACACCCGATCCCCTAGGCGGCATCTTGACCGTTGGTTACGGCTGGAACGGGTCCGGCGTTGTGCTGGATCTGCTGCGGGTTACTGCGGACGTGATCGAAACCGTAGAAGCACTGGAGTCTTACCCGCTGCTCTCTGAAGACGAACACTCCACGCTGGAGCTGGAGGAGATTGATCGGGCTTGGCAGGATTGCTACGCGTCAGAGTGGCGCGATGCAATCCGGGATCAGCTGGCTGCCTACTGTCCGCTTGAGGTGTTGGAGCGTAACGCTTACGGCCCGAGCACCGCTAAGTTTTGGGCTGATGATCAGCTCGACTCACTGCTTGAAGACAAGCTGGAACGGGAACTGCAGGAACTGTTCCAGGTGTGCCTGGAGTGGAGCGGCGAATGTTGGGTAGTGGAGGACCTCAGCTGCGGTGCCTACATCAGGCTTGAGAAGGTTGCCGCTGGAGTGGATCGCTCTGATCTGGTGGCGCTAACTGGCTTGGCACTGCTGCCAGCAGATCAGGAGTGGCGCCGGGAGTCCTACCCGTGGCCGGATGGTTCCCGTGAAGCACTGGCGCCTGCCTTGGCTTGACGCCGGCCCGGATCCGGTTCTACACTCTCACACAAGCCCAACCCATAGGCTCACACCATGAACATCATCCCCGCAACCCGTAACGGCTGGAACTTCCCGGCCGATAGCGAGCTTTCAATTCTTGACGTCAAAGAACTAGACGCGACGACCGGTTACTGCTGGACAGTGGAGACCCGCTACGTAGGACCTACCAGCAGCAAGGGTGCCCGCGTACTGGTGTCGTTTGTAGGCAGCCGCAAGGGCAGCAAGGCTTATAGCTGGCGCCATGCTCTGAGCGCGGGCCAAAACCACGTGGCGGCCGCTGTCGCATGGATGCAGCAGCTCAGCAGTTTGAACGGTGCTCCGTCGTACACCCTGGTCAGCAAGGCCAGCACCGCTAAGGGCTACGTGTTCACGTTCTGCTGAGCTGGCACCCCTACCGATCAGCGGCCCGGCCTTAGTGTCGGGCTTTTTATTGTGCCGCAGTGGTGGCGCTAGTATTGAAGCAAATGGCCAAGGAATCTAACAATGTCCGACAATCCGGAAGCTATCAACGAAGCGCCGGAAGTATCGGCGGAAGGTGAAAAGAAATACTTACGACCGTTCGGTAAGCGTAACCCGAATGCGGTTATAGAAGAGCGCCGGAAGCGGCTTTATAAGCGGCAGTTGACTGGCTTACCCGTTCGCCAGCTGGTACTAGATCATGCTGATCGTGAAGGCATCGGCGAAGTTACAGCCTGGAGAGATTGGGATGAAGTGAAAAGGTGGAACGAAGAGGATTGGAGTAAGGATCGAGAGAGTATAGTTTCACGTTTACAGGCTATGCGTATGCGCGCAATCGACGCCGCAATCCGGAAGGGTCAGATCGGCTCTGCTCAACTCCTTATGCGCGACCTTGGCGCAGTGGTAGGCGAAGTTGCCCCGGAAGCGCAGGCAGCCGCTGCCCCCACGCTGAATATCACCGTGGAAGACAAGCGGCAGGGCTAGGCAGCTGCCGATTCTGTGATACAATACGGGGAAGCCCACCACGCTTCCCTATGTCTTCCCGCATCCTGACCCTGGCCGCTGTGTTCACCGCTTGTGCGGTGCTCGCTATGGGCGCCGACAACTCAAACCGCTTGGCACAGTGCGAGTCTGGCGGCCGCTCGGCTGCGGAGTGCCGTCTGCTGGTGCTCGGCCGCTAGCGATTGTTACATTGTATGAACTGACCCCTCGCACCGCGCGATCGGGTCGGTTCTGCGGTTATACTGTAGGAGTTGAAGGGACACCACCCCACCATGACCAACACCGCCTACCGCTTCCGTCTTTACACCACCGACTCGATCGGTGCCTACACTTGCGTGCACGCTGCGACACAAGCGGACGCACTGGCTGAGCTACAGCAGCAGCTGGCACGTTGGGAGTCTGCCGCTCCGCTACATGGCCCCAGCCGCTCCGCTCAGTGGTTTGATGCCTGACCCGCACGGTTAACGCCGCAACCGCCCCGGGACTGAGAATCATTCTCACCCGGGGTAAGGTTCGAGTTTGGCGGAAGCTGGGCGCGGCCCAGGGAACCTACTGGCATATCCTCAATTTCTTCTTCTGTACTACACCGGGGGCAGGGGTTCAATTCCTGTACTACCCTAGAAGGTACCCATACCCCAAAAAATGCCCGATTCTGCTGGAGCCCTTACCCTTCGCTACGCCCAAGGCGAGGTATTTTCCAGCCGAAAACGCTTCAGAGTGCTGGTAGCTGGCCGACGATTCGGCAAAAGTTACCTGTCATGTATCGAGTTATTGCGTGGGGCGATCGAAAGGCCGGGCGAAACTTTTTTCTATGCCGCCCCTACATACCGGATGGCGAAAGACATTGCCTGGAAGGTAATGAAACGCCTAGTCCCAAAAGCCTGGATCAAGAGCAAGAACGAAACGGACCTCAAGATCGAGCTAGTGAACGGCTCAACAATCGAACTGAAGGGCACTGAAAACGCAATGGCCCTACGAGGCCGCAGTTTGGCTGGCGTGGTGCTCGACGAAGCCGCCTTCATGGACGCCGAGGTCTGGTTTGAGGTGATCCGCCCGGCCCTTGCCGACAAACAAGGCTGGGCACTCTTCATCTCCACCCCAGACGGCACCGCCAGCTGGTTCTACGACCTCTGGTGTTATTGCGAGGAAGGCGACAAGGACTGGCAACGCTGGCAATTCACCACAATCGACGGCGACAACGTTCCACCAGAGGAAATCGAAGCCGCCCGCTCCCAACTGGATCCCCGCACCTTCCGCCAGGAATTCGAAGCCAGCTTCGAAAACCTGAGCGGCCTCGTCGCCATCAGCTTCTCGGACGACAACATCGACAAACAAGTCCAAGACCTACCAGTCCTACCCCTTCTGCTTGGAGTGGACTTCAACGTGGACCCAATGAGCGCAGTATGCGCCGTCAAAAAAGGCGACGTGCTCTGGGTCTTCGATGAAATCATCATGACCGGCGGCGCCACCACCTGGGACCTGTGCGAAGAAATCCAATCCCGCTACGGCGTGGAGCGCCGGATTATCGCCTGCCCCGACCCCACAGGTGGCGCCCGCAAAACAAGCGGCGTCGGCGCCACGGACCACAACATCCTCCGCAAATCCGGCTTCACAGTCTCTAGCCCCCGCAACCCTTGGAAAATCCGCGACAAGATCACCTGCGTCAACACCGCCCTCCTCGATGCAACTGGAACCCGCCGCCTCTTCATCCACCCCAAGTGCAAAGAACTAATCAAGTCACTCCGCACCCTGACCTATTCCCCTGGAACGGGCTTACCCAACAAAAACCTTGGTGTAGACCACGCTTTTGACGCGCTCGGTTATCTATGCCTACAGACCTTCAACTTGGCCAAGCCCGAGAGTCTCGGCAAAACGTCCTATCGTGTGTGGTAACACCCCTTGCTGGCAC